TTGATTATACTATGAAATCCTTGAGAATAGGCTGTCAACTTTATTTATACACCATCAGCTGTGCCTGCTATGAAAGTGCGTTAAAGGCTTTTCAGTCTTTATGTAATGACGGTCATTCTGGTTTCAGCATCGGTCTGACTAAGGCTATTCTGAATCGTCTTATCGATGGAAAAGTCTTAACGCCAGTTGAGGGTACTGATGATGAGTGGACGAAAGTGTTTGATCGGCATGGACGTAAAACCTACCAGTCAAAGCGGATGAGTTCCTTATTTAAGGACTTGGATAAGGACGGAAATGTCCGATATAATGACACTGAGCGGTATTGCGGATTTGATATTGCTGATCCTGATACAGGTTTTCGTATGGGTATTCTTAGCCGTATTCTGGATGAGAACTTTCCTATTACAATGCCATACACTCCGAACGATACTCCATACAAGATTTATACGGAGGGTTTTCTGGCGTATCCAGCTGCTGATTCTAAGCCTGGAGATTATGATACCCTAGGAGTAATTTACATAATCACTCCAACCATGGAAAAGGTGACAATTAACAGATATTTTAAGTGTGGAGAAAACGACATGCTTGAGGAGATCGACGAGGCTGAATATGTAAAAAGAAAAATGAAAGTTCAATGGGCTGATTTATTATCTAGCGATTTTAAGAGAATTAAAGAAGCGTTTGGATTTGAATTGTATGATTGGCAAAAGAAGTATTTAAGAGGTGAGCTTAATGCTTTTCCAATTGGCAGAGGCGTTGGTAAATCATTTACTATAAATCTAAAAGCACTTCTTGGTGATGGTGATACAGTTACATTCGATGAATTAAAAAGAAGGCGTTGTATGGGTAAGCAAGAACGTATTTATGTTGATGGCATTCTTGATATGGATGCAAGATTACGTGCTGCTGGTTTTACAACCAATGTAATAAAAAGGCGGTGATGGCACCAATGAATCGAAATAGATTTATCCAGGCTATGAACAGCAATATTAGGCTATCAGAAAAAGAACGACGGCGAATTATTCGGAATAGCATTAAGAATCAGCCATGGAAATTAAAATGTACTGTTGCTATGGAAGAGTTTGCGGAGCTTACACAGCAGATCAGTAAGCAAGTACGTGGCTATAATGATAAGATTGGACTTTTGGAAGAGATGGCTGATGCTTATATTTGCCTGGAATTCCTTAAGTCCATTTTTGATATTTCACCGGAAGAGTTGCAGAAAGCCATGGATGTTAAATTACAGAGAGAAAGGAACAAACAGAGATGAGTAAAGAGATTAAAATTGCCGGAAGTATTTCGTTTGGAGGAAAGCGCCTTAATGTATATGGAGATCTGGACGCTCCGCTGTTCAAGGCAAAAGATATTAGTCATGCTATAGGCTACAGTAGCGGTAACGAGTGGAGAATGCTCGAAATGTGCGAGGAAGATGAAAAGCTGAAACTACCTTTGGTAGTAGCAGGCCAGAGACGTTCCGTCAACTTTGTGACTGAGAATGGTCTGTACAACATCCTTGCACAGAGTCGTATGGAAATCGCAAGATCCTGGAGACGTGTGGTTCATGATGAGCTAATCAACATGCGAAAAGAAAAGGGCAGAAACATCGCGGAGCAGTTCGAAGAGTGGGATCACGCAATGGATAACATTTACTTTGATGAGGAAACTGGTCAGCTTATGCAGTCGGTCACGGTTCCTGGTGGAGATGTAATCCAGATTCCTTATGAAGAGGATACGGACGCGTAATTTACACCGCTCTTTATGAAAGGAGTGATTTTATGAATAAAAATCCATATTGGAATACCTTGTGGAGTAATAGGGATCAGGAATTCTATTGGAGCGGAACGAAACATGGGTTCGCTTTAGGAATCGGAACCACATTACTCGCAATGTGGTATCTTAACACGGCGATTAAAATTTATAAAAATCGAAAAGAAGAAATGATTGAGTCCTAACAAGGGCTCTTTCTTTTTTGTCGGCATAATTGACTGGAAACCCGATTTAAAAGGTTGGCACTTTCAGAAGTAAAGATTAAAGGCTCAGAGTAAAATCTGGGTCTTTTCTCTTTTATATTTTTGAAATGAACCTGTAGAGGCTATAACCAGACCAGAAATGTCATGATGAATTATGAAATTCTGGCAAATATCTATAAGTCTCATAAAAACCACAAGCGTGATTTTTGTAAGTGGATTGAAGAGCTTCTGTATTCTGAGCTGATTACTGGAGGTACTAATGAAAAAATGGCGTAAATACATTTTATGCATCTTAATTGTCACGATATGTGGTGCCATACTGTCTTTTATCAGCAACGAGAGCGTATTGATTTGTGACATTTACGTAATGATGTGTATTTTATTATTTGAAAAAATGGAGGATTAAATTTATGAATTTAACTTTTATACAAATGCTTATTTCGTTTCTGATTGTATATACATGCGTATACGCCTTAGTTAATCGTATTACGACGTGTATAGAGAGATGTGCGATGGCAAAGTCAGTATCTAAGATTGATATTTTTGACGGGGAAAAGAAAGAGGAGGACACTAATGAATCTGTCATTCTTAAATAACGAAATGATAATGTCGCTTATACAAGCTACTCAGATGCAGATGACGGTATACAATGAATTTTTAAAGTTATGCGGTGGCGATGTAGAAGAGGCAAGAGTACAGACACAAATTTACATGAATGCGTTTATGAATCCGTCTGCAAAGAAAAAAGAAGGAGATGAGACTAAGTAATGGGAAGAGCTGAAAGGAGACGGCTTGAACGGGAAAATCGATTATTATATTCTCGTGAAAAGTCAGTAAAGATGTCCAAAGATGAGTTAAGAAGCATAAAAAAGAAGGTGTCTGATGCGTCATCGGAAAATACAGTTGATATTTTGATGACCTGCTTTGCACTGGCGGAGCATCGTCTGTATGGATATGGAAAGAAGCGATGTATTAAAACCTTGCAGTATGTGGATGAGCTTATGGGCGGATTGAGTCATGATACAGCTACATTGGAAGAGTATAAACAGCAGCTGGTTGATGAGGTTGGTTTGACGATCAGTTGTTGATATTTTGGAGGTGAACAGTTTGGAATATTCAGGGATCGATGTTATGGAGATTGTGCGGAAAATCAATAATTGCATGGAGCATGTTGCAGCAGTGATTAGAAGGATAGCAAAAGCTATTGGAAAGCTGGGTGGTATTTTCAATAGAAAGGATAAGAGATATTTTTATTCAATCAACGATAAAAAGCACAGATATATTACGTTGAAAAAGTACGATTATAAGCCAGTAGCAAAGAAAAATCAGCCGTATCAGAGGAGAAACTATTGATATTTTGGAGGGAGAATGGGTAAAGAAGACAGAAAGAATGCGGAAGGATATTCTGATCCAACTGCATATGAAGCTATTAGAAATGTTGAAAGGGGTGCTGACGCCGATGATGATCGCTTTCATAAGCTTTTAGATACTATATTTTCTATTTGCGAGTTGTCTGGTTTTCATGTTGAGGAGCGGATCATTATTAAAGATAAGAAGACAGGAAAGATTTGGAGGTAGATATTGTGAGTTATTAAGGCCTAGAAAGAAAAGATTGAGTCCAACACGGGCTCTTTCTTTTGCTGATTATGGCTATTCTAGGTTAAAAATCTTTGTAGTAACAGGTCATTTTTCTGCCCACTTTTATGCCGGAAGATTTGGCCAAAGCCCATTTATTTTTGACCAGAGCCCGATTTTTGAGGAAAAATACGGTTGAAAATTTGAGATTTTGGTCAAATTTCTGGCCATTTGCCCACTTTCTGCCCACTTTTAAAAATGGATTTGGCCACGAAAAACCTAGCATTTATGCGGGTTTGCGGGCTTTCTGCCCACTTTCCCACTTTTTTTTCTTATTTAATTGCGATAAAAAAATTAAAAATATATAATAAATAGCGAAAAAAAGTGGGCATTTGACCAAACTGGTAAAATGAGGGATTTTTGGGCAGGATTTGGCGATTGAGTGGAGTTCATTGCAAAGTTGAAAATTTTGATTTTATTTGCATTCTAAGAAAAACATGGTATACTAAAGAGGTCACATAATTTAAATTTTTTGTAAATATTGTACAATGTATGAAATTATGTTGAAAATACTAGGAGGGTGTGAGATGAAGAAAGTAAAGTTAGTATTGGCGGTGACGACATTGTCGTTATTTATGACTGCGTGTGGTGGAAGTTCAGCAGCGGATATCAATTGGTCAGAGCTTAAATTAGGAGAAGAATTACCAAGCCCTAATATGAAATCAATTACTGGTGAAATTGAAACTAACGATAGCGATTCGTTACAGGTTGTTATTAACAAAGTTTCAAAGGATGATTTTAATTCGTATGTTAAATTATGTGAAGACAATGGATTTAATTTAGATTCATATTCTAGTGATGAATACTATTCAGCGAATAATTCCTCAGGATACGAACTAAATATTAGTTATGATAAAAAGGAAAAGACAATGAGGCCAGAACTTAATGCAAAATATGCATATGGCGAATTTACATGGCCCGATAGTGAACTTTCAAAATTATTACCAGTTCCTAAATCCAATTATGGATCAATCGAATGGGAAAACTCTGATGGGTTTGTTATTGATGTTGCGCAAACGTCGATTGATGATTTTAACGAATACGTAAGCTCTTGTAAAGATAATGGATTCACAGTTGATTATCAGGCTGGAAAAGATTTCTATTATGCCGATAACGAAAGTGGATATCACATTACCTTAAACTATAAAGATGGCAATGTCATGTTCGTTCGCATGGATGCGCCTGATGAAGAACCAACAGAAACTACGACAGCTGAAGAGACAACCTCACAAGCTGATGCTTCTGGTATCCGTCCAGAATTTAAAGCAGCTATGGATAGCTATGAAAAGTTTTTTGATGAATATTGTGCATTCATGAAAAAATACAAAGAGTCAAATAATGCATCATCAATGTTAGCAGATTACACTAAATACATGGCTCAGTACGCTGATATGATGGCAAAACTCGATGCAGTGGATGAAAACGAGTTATCATCCGAAGAAGCACTTTATTATGCAGAAGTTTCCAACAGAATATCTTCAAAACTATTAGAGGTTGCTCAGTAATAGAAAAACAAAAAATATTTAACAGAGATGCTTTAGGGTGTCTCTGTTTTTTTTTTATGCTCTTTTTTGCGCGCGAAAAATACATAGCCTTTTATGAAGAGAGAGGATAAAAATGCATTTTTTAAATGCTGACATTCTCTTTTGTCTTTTAGAACCGGAGGAAGCGATTTATGTTGGAAAACAAGTTTCAGGCAAATCTGATCAAGGAATTAAAAGAACGGTTCCCAGGATGTATTGTTATGAAGAGTGATTCTTCTTATATTCAGGGAATACCGGATTTACTTGTTCTGCATAATGACAAATGGGCTTCCTTGGAATGTAAAAAAAGCGCTGGCGCAAAGAAGCAGCCAAATCAGGAATATTATGTTGGACGTATGAATCAGATGTCTTTTTCGAGATTTATATGCCCAGAGAATAAAGAGGAGGTACTGAATGAACTTCAACAGACATTCGAATCTTGAAGGCCAGCACGCCTTTCTTGGTGCAAGTAAATATCACTGGATTAATTACAGTGAAGATAAAGTTGCAGAAGCATATTCAAAGTTTTTAGCAACTCAGAAAGGAACAGTCTTACATGACTTCGCAGCAAGATGTATATCACTTGGTCAGAAATTGCCAAAGTCTCAGAAGACATTAAATATGTATGTTAATGATGCTATTGGCTATAAGATGACACCGGAGCAGGTTTTATATTATTCAGAGAATTGTTTCGGGACTGCTGATGCCATTAGTTTTAGAAACGGTTTACTTAGAATACATGATCTTAAGACTGGAGAAATTCCAGCACACATGGAGCAGCTTGAAATATATGCGGCTCTTTTTTGTTTGGAATATAACGTCAAGCCCGGAGATATTGAAATGGAGTTACGGCTTTACCAGAGTGATGAAATCTTATACCACAATCCGACAGCGATGGATATTTTACCGATTATGGATAAAATCATCACTTTTGACAAGGTAATAAATAAAATAAAAGATTCGGAGGGATAATCGATGAACCCCATAGTGGAAGATATTTTAATGCATTATGGAATGCCAAGACGTTCTGGGCGGTATCCGTGGGGGTCTGGCGATAATCCCTATCAGCATAGTGGCGATTTTCTAAGCCGGGTTCAGGAATTGAAATCTCAAGGGCTAAAAGAAACCGAGATCGCTAAGGCTATTGGACTAACCACGACCCAGTTGAGAACTCAGGTCAGTCTTGCAAAAGATGAGCGACGTGCCTTGCAGGTAGCCACAGCGAAGGGACTTAGGGAAAAAGGATATAGCTTGAATGAGATTGCAGAAAAGATGGGATTCGCGAATGACTCATCTGTTCGTTCGCTTCTGAATGAAAACTCTGAAGTCAGAATGAATCAGGCTAAAGCCACTGCCGACTTTTTAAGAAAGCAGATCAATGAAAAAGGAATCATCGATGTCGGAACCGGTGTAGAGAAAGAGCTTGGAATTTCAAGGGAGAAGTTAAACCAGGCTCTTTATATATTACAGCTTGAAGGATATGAAGTGTATGGCGCCGGTGTTCCGCAGGCAACTAATCCCGGAAAACAGACTAACATCAAGGTTATTTGTCCGCCCGGAACAGAGCATAAAGATATTTACAATTTTGAAGATGTCCATTCGTTAAAAGACTACATTTCATATGATGACGGACAATCGTTCAAAAAGGCCTTTGAATATCCATCCAGTATGGATTCTAAGCGTCTGCAGATTCGATATGCTGAAGATGGTGGAATTAATAAGGATGGTGTTATTGAACTTAGACGTGGAGTAAAAGACCTTTCCTTAGGCAATGCTCATTATGCCCAGGTTCGTATTATGGTTGATGGGACACATTATCTTAAAGGTATGGCCGTCTACGCTGATAATATGCCAGACGGAGTTGATGTGATTTTCAACACTAACAAGAAGATTGGTACTCCGACTAAGGATGTACTTAAGAAAATTAAAGACGATCCTGACAATCCGTTTGGTTCTTTGATTAAGGAACGTGGTGGGCAGAGCTACTATGACGATCCAAAAGGAAAGTATACAGATCCGGTAACTGGAAAAAAGCAGTCACTCTCTTTGATTAATAAAAGAGCTGAAGAAGGGGATTGGGGAGAATGGAGCAAAACACTTCCTTCCCAGTTCCTTTCCAAGCAAAGTCTCACGTTGATTAAGAAACAGCTTGGGTTAGCAAAAGCTGACAAGCAGGCTGAGTTTGATGAGATTTGTTCCCTTACTAATCCAACGGTAAAGAAAGCTTTATTAAAGTCTTTTGCTGATGATTGCGATGCAGCAGCTGTTCATTTACAGGCGGCAGCGTTGCCACGTCAGAGGTATCAGGTAATTCTTCCACTGACAAAGATCAAAGATAACGAGGTTTATGCACCGAATTATAAGGATGGCGAAACTGTAGCGTTGATTCGGTATCCTCATGGTGGCACCTTTGAGATTCCAATCCTTAAGGTCAACAATAAGTTAGCTGAGGGAAAGAGTGTCCTTGGAAATACACCGGCAGATGCGATTGGTATCAATAAGAAGAACGCAGATCGTTTGTCTGGTGCCGACTTTGACGGTGACACTGTAATGGTAATTCCATGTAACTCTTCTCAGAGCAAAGTGCGTATTACATCAACTTCTCCATTAAAGGGACTGGAAGGCTTTGATACAAAAGATGCTTATGGTGGAGTTGTTGAGAAAGGAACTGACGGAAAAGACCATTATTATCGAAATGGTAAAGAGTATAAGATTATGAAGAATACCCAGACAGAAATGGGTAAGGTTTCAAATCTGATTACCGACATGACCTTAAAAGGTGCTACGGAAGATGAATTGGCAAGAGCAGTTCGTCATAGCATGGTTGTTATCGATGCTGAGAAGCACAAGCTGGATTATAAACAGAGTGAGATCGATAACGGAATTTCATCTCTTAAGAAAAAGTATCAGGGAAATATAGATTCTGAAGGTCACTATCATGAGGGAGCTTCTACATTAATTTCGAGAGCAAAATCTGAAACACAAGTTTTGAAGAGAAAAGGTTCTCCAATAATTAATGATGATGGCTCTCTGTCTTATAAGTCTGTAAAAGAAGAGTATGTTGATAAGAATGGAAAGATTCAGGTAAGGACTCAGAAGAGTACAAAGATGGCAGAAACTAAGGATGCACGTACTCTTTCGTCTGGTACTCCTCAGGAAGAAGCTTATGCTGATTATGCAAACTCTATGAAGAGTCTGGCGAACCAGGCTCGTAGAGAGATGCTGGGGACAGGAAAGATTGCTTATTCAGCTTCTGCTAAGGCAGCCTATTCAGAAGAAGTAAAGTCTTTAGAGGCTAAGTTGAATCTAGCATTATCCAATGCCCCAAGAGAACGTCAGGCTCAGGTCATGGCTAATGCAACTGTTGCGGCTAAGAAGAAGGACAACCCAGACATGACTAAAGCCGAGATCAAGAAGGCTAGTCAGCAGGCGCTTGCTCAGGCTAGAAGTTCTGTAGGAGCAAAGCGTAACAACATTGAGATCACAGACAGAGAATGGGAAGCAATACAGGCTGGCGCTATCAGCGAAAACAAGCTGACACAGATACTGAACAACACCAACACGGACACGATCCGTCAGCGAGCAACACCACGAGCAACTACCACGTTGAGCGTAGCCAAGCAAAACAGGATTGGTGCGTTGAGTGCGTCTGGGTACAGCACATCTGAGATAGCTGAGGCACTTGGCATTTCATCGTCAACAGTTTCGAAGTATTTAAAGGGAAAGGAGTGAACTGTAAACAATGTGTCGTATAACAACCTTTGACAACCCATATGATCCATTCGAGCAGTTCACTCAGTGGTTCATGTTCGACGAGGAGAAAGGCTATCATACAACAGCTTATCTTGGTCGAATAGCGAGGACATCGGACCAGATGTCAGACGAAGAGAATGATCGAGAGATTGAAAGAGCGATTGATGAGATCATTCGCTACGACTTCAGGAACATATATCGGAAGGTGCGCCCTAGCGAAGGAAATAGAAAGTCTGCTGTTCAGTAAAACGACAGTTTTCAGCTTATTCGAGTGCATACTAAGCAAGCAATTTAAGTGAATGAAAAAATAAATATAAAATGGGGTATAGGGGGGTGCCTAAAAAGCATACCCCCACCCATATCGCGGCGGTCTTTGATTTTTCCCCAGAGGGATTTTTATAGAAATGTTTTTACTCCGACGTTTAAAAGGATTTACAAATTTGAATAAAAATAAATGATAATAACCGGTCATCTGCCCTTTTGTCTCCTTTCGGCAAGAGAAGATTCACTTTTGTAAGTCCTTTTAAGTGCCGGAAAACCTATACGAAACAGTTAACAAAGTTATATTTACTTGAAGGAAGGAGGTCTTAATTGTGCGTAAAGGTAAGAAAAAGGGAGAGTCATCCTCCGAACCTTCGCGGATGATGAGACCTGCTTTAACTCCAGAGGCAAGAGAAAACCAGTTAATAGCATTAGCAACTGATCTGGCAGAGCAGCAGTTAAGAGATGGGACAGCTTCTTCACAGGTTATTACCCATTATTTGAAACTGGGGTCAACAAAAGAGCGTGTTGAAAAAGAAATTCTTGAAAAGCAGAAAGAACTTATCGAAGCCAAGACTCAAAACTTGAAGATGGCCGAAAGAACCGATGAGCTGTATGCTAATGCACTGAAAGCTTTCCGTGGTTATAGCGGTTACGGTGATGATGACGATGATTAGAACATATTCCGAGTTATCAAGATTAAAAACATTTAAGGAACGATACGAGTATCTTCGATTAGATGGAGTTGTTGGCAAAAATACATTTGGGTTTGATCGATATTTGAATCAGGCTTTTTACAAATCAAAAGAGTGGAAAGATATTCGGCGGTTTGTGATTATCCGGGATAATGGGTGCGATTTGGGAGTTGAAGGTTGCGAAATCCATACCAATATTATCATTCATCATATGAACCCGATACGGCAGGATGATATATTATCCAGAACCGATTTGCTTATGAACCCAGAGTATCTAATAACAACTACGTTGAATACCCATAATGCAATCCATTATGGAACTGACGAATTGTTAGCGACAGCCCCGATTAGTCGGTCAAAGAATGATACATGTCCATGGAAACGATAAGGAGAATCAATGAATATTACAGGCAGTATTTTAACATCGATCAAAAAAATGCTTGGTATTATGGATGAATACGAGCATTTCGATGCTGATTTGATTATGCATATTAATTCTGTACTTGGAATACTGACACAGCTTGGCGTTGGTCCGGCAGGTGGTTTTCTGATCCACGACAAGGAAGCTTTGTGGACAGATTTCATCAGTGATGAAGAGTTATTTGCTATGGTCAAAACTTATGTGTATTTAAAAGTAAAAATGGTATTTGACCCGCCATTAAGTTCTGCGGTTATGGAGTGTTATAAGACGCAGATCAGCGAATACGAGTGGCGATTAAATGTTGCTGCTGAAAATCAACGAAAGGGGGAATAGTCATATTATGGAAACATATTTAGCCCATCACGGGATAAAGGGAATGAAATGGGGAGTGCGTAAGTCAGAAATACAATCTTCAAGAGTAAAAAAGAAACATTCAAACTCTTTACTCAACAGAAACGAAGTATCAGCACGAAAGGCCGCAGTCAGGAATAGACGAACTATGTCTGATGCCGATTTGAAGAAAAGAATCGATAGATTAAAAATGGAGAGGGAATTTAAGAGCCTCACAGAAGATGATATTGCTCCCGGAAGAAAATGTGTTTCTGAAATTTTATCAACATCCGGTAAAAAAGTTCTGACTATGGCCGCAGCTGGAGCAATGGCATACACTATAAAATATGCCATGACTAAAGAATTTAATTCTAAAGAAGCTGCTCAGTACATGGCTGCGAATCCGAATAAGAAATAGGAGAATTGAATAATGGCATTATCGAACACTGCCGTCCCTAAATATTACGGCATGTTCAGAGATGCCGTTCTTAGAGACGAAATCAAAATAAACAAAGAAATCGCAATGGAAATGCTTCGAATCGATGAATTAATCGAAAATCGAGGTGTTTACTATGACGACCAAGCAGTGGAAGGGTTTATCAGTTATTGCGAAAATGAACTTACTTTGACCGACGGCTCTGACCTCAACTTACTCGATAGCTTTAAATTATGGGCAGAAGAAATATTTGGTTGGTATTACTTTGTTGAGAGAAGTGTGTATGAGCCAGACGAAGACGGACATGGCGGGCATTACGTTACAAAATCCATAAAAAAGAGATTAGTAAATAAGCAGTATCTTATCGTAGCAAGAGGCGCTGCAAAATCTATGTACGCATCCTGTCTTCAAAACTATTTCTTAAATATTGATGCGACCACAACACATCAGATAACCACAGCACCAACAATGAAACAGGCGGAAGAAGTCTTATCGCCGATAAGGACAGCCATCACCAGATCTCGAGGACCTTTCTATAAATTCTTGACGGAAGGTTCAATACAGAATACGTCTGGCTCGAAAGCGAATCGAGTTAAATTGGCTTCTACGAAAAAGGGAATCGAAAACTTTCTTACTGGGTCATGGTTGGAAATCAGGCCGATGCGTATCGATAAGCTTCAAGGTTTACAGATAAAAATGGCTACTGTGGATGAGTGGCTTTCTGGCGACATTCGAGAGGATGTAATCGGAGCAATCGAGCAAGGTGCGTCTAAAGTTAACGATTATTTGATCGTAGCAATCAGCTCCGAAGGTACAGTCCGTAATGGTGCTGGCGATACAATCAAAATGGAGTTAATGGACATCCTAAAAGGCGATTATGTCAATCCTCATGTATCTATCTGGTGGTATAAACTTGATTCGGTCGATGAGGTATCTGATCCTGATATGTGGGTAAAAGCTAATCCTAATATCGGTAAAACAGTAAGTTATGAAACTTATCAATTAGATGTTGAACGAGCAGAAAAAGCACCTGCAGCTAGAAACGATATATTGGCTAAGCGGTTCGGACTTCCAATGGAGGGATATACATACTACTTTACATATGAAGAGACGCTCCCACACCGTAGAAGAGACTACTGGGGAATGCCGTGTTCTTTGGGTGCTGATTTATCTCAAGGCGATGACTTTTGCGCATTTACATTTCTATTTCCATTATCGAATGGTTCTTTTGGTATAAAAACCAGAAACTATATTTCTTCATCAACTCTGATGAAACTTCAAGCAGCAATGAGAATCAAATACAACGAGTTTATTGACGAGGGGAGCCTTATCGTATTAGATGGCACTGTGCTTGATATGACTCAGGTATATGACGATTTAGATAATCACATAACTGAGTGCGATTATGACGTTCGTAGTTTTGGTTATGATCCATATAATGCAAAAGAGTTTGTTGAAAGATGGGCTGCAGAGAATAGTCCATTTGGAATTGAAAAAGTAATCCAGGGAGCAAGGACGGAATCAGTACCGTTGGGCGAACTTAAGAAATTGTCGGAAGAAAGAATGCTTTTGTTTGACGAATCACTGATGACATTTGCAATGGGTAATTGTATTACCATAGAAGATACAAACGGAAATAGGAAGCTTTTGAAAAAGAGATATGATCAGAAGATTGACCCTGTTGCAGCAATGATGGATGGATATATTGCGTATAAGCTTAACAGAGAGGCTTTTGAATAATTGGTATATTGTAAGAAAGGCTAACAAAACAGTTGCCAACATCTCAAATCATGTTAGAATGAAACGGTAAGTAGATGAATTTTAGAAAGGATAAGAGATGAGTGATTTAGCTGTTGAATTAGGTAAAAAACTAAAATCCGTGTACAACAATGATGACTTTATTACGGCTGTATTATCGTATGCTGATAATGAGGCCGATCAGAGGTCCGTTATCGAATTTATTGATAATGGGGAAGACGTAACAGATGAAAACGTTTTAATCTTTGCAATGGAATTAGCAGATGCTCATGACAAATAATATGAAATAGAAACTATTTGAAGGGACTGTGGAAACACGGTCTCTTTTAGTTTACCCATTTTTAGGAGGAAAAATCAAAATGGAGTTACCATTAACATCCAGGTTAAAGCACGCTTGGAATGCGTTTTTAAATAGAGACCCGACATTCAATTATCAGAACATTGGAACGTCGTATTCTTATCGTCCGGATCGGTTCCGATTAACAAGAGGTAATGAGAGGTCCATCGTAACATCAGTATACAATCGAATAGCATTAGACGTAGCCGCCATTAATATTCAGCATGTTCAGTTGGATAAAGAAGGGCGGTTTTTAAATGTAATTCCAAGCGATCTAAATAATTGCTTATCACTGCAAGCGAATCTGGATCAGACTGGACGAGCCTTTATACAGGATATTGTAATGTCCATGATGGATGAGGGATGTGTTGCGGTAGTGCCGGTTGATACTGATGATGACCCGGACGAAACTACCGGTTATAAAATCTTATCGATGCGCGTTGGCAGGATATTAGATTGGTATCCAAAACATGTAAGAGTTCGCGCATATAACGAAAATACCGGACGTAATCAGGATATTATCGTACCGAAAGAGTCAATTGCAATCGTTGAAAACCCTTTATATGCAGTGATCAATGAGCCGAATTCAACCATGCAGCGGTTGATAAGAAAACTGAATCTTTTGGATGCTGTGGATGAGCAGAGCAGTTCTGGAAAGTTGGATTTGATCATTCAGCTACCGTTTGTCGTAAAAACAGAAGCAAGACGTAAGCAGGCAGAGCAGCGGCGTAAAGATATTGAGCAACAGTTATCTGGTTCTAAGTATGGAATCGCTTATACTGATGCGACTGAGCATATCACACAGCTTAATCGTTCGCTGGAAAACAATCTAATGAAACAGATTGAATACTTGACGAGTATGCTATACAGCCAGTTAGGTATCACTCAGAGTATATTAGACGGTACGGCAGACGAAAAAACTATGCTGAATTACTACAATCGCACCATTGAGCCTATTATTTCAGCGATAGCCGATGAGATGAAACGGAAATTCCTTACGAAAACAGCACGCTCTCAGAATAAATCAATCATGTTCTTCCGAGATCCATTTAAGCTGGTTCCTGTAGCTGATCTTGCTGAAATTTCTGATAAGTTTACCAGAAACGAAATTGCCACTTCTAATGAAATACGACAGGTAATTGGTTGGAAGCCATCTGAAGATCCTAAGGCTGATGAACTTAGAAACAGCAATCTCAGCAATCCAAGTGTAGCTGACGGTTCAACGGTTGATATTGGTGATGACGGTGAAGTGGATCAGAGTGGTACTGCTGACTATGATGAAATTGTTAATAATCTGTTGGATGAACTTACTGGTCAGATTAACGCGATTATTGGGAACTATTCTCCAGACAACGATGATGAGGAGGATGATTCTTAATGGATGAAGTTAAAACCGCTGAATTAAGACATTATGCGTCACCTTATTACGATCCGGTTAAAGCACATGAATATTATATGCGAACCAGAGAGCTTAAGGGACGCTCTACAAGCTCTTTAAATGATGAAGGCAAAAAGGTTTGGTCATATACCAAAAATAACATTAAGTCGGAAAAGGCCGCTAAAGTTAAAGAAGAACAGGAAAAGAGAGCCTTAAAAATTAAGCAGCTTCGAGCAAAAGCAGAGGCAACCCGGGAACAGATAACATCTAAGTTGAAGACTTTGAATAACAAGTTATCAGAAGATGCCGCTGCTGAGAAAAAAGATATCGACGATGAAAAGAATTCCGATTTAGAGAGCATTGAAACAGATTCTTCCAATAAGAAAGAACAGATCGACGCACAAAAAGAGGCGGCTATTAAGCAGTTGAAAGCAATTGAGATACCGTCTGGCTTATCAAAAGAGGAACGAGCGAAGCGGGTTGCGGAAAGAAATGAAAAGATTGCTAAGATACGGGGCGATGCTAAGTCTGATAAAGCTAAGATAAGTAATCAGGCAAAGAGTGACAAATCTGATGTCAGAAGTAATGCATCAGCTCAGAAAACTGAAGTGTCAAATCAAACCAAGCAATCGAAAGCAGTCAATACTTCAAACGCTAAATCTGAACGGGCAAGAGTAAGCGCTGAACTTAAATCCGCAGTTGAGGCAGCTCGAAAGGCATATGCAGCAGCGAAAGAAAATCTGAATACCTCTTACGAGAAGATTTATCAGCAGGAGTTTGACAAGATTGCATCGGAGTATAAAGCGGTGAAGAAGACGTCAAAGAAGTCAAGCAAGAAGAAGTCTTCTAAGACTTCAACAAAGAAGAAATCGCATCCGTTGTCATATTACATTAGAGAATAGGAGGAAAAATCAAAATGAAGTATGATTTTGGTGGCTGGGCCACTAGAAATGATTTAACATGCACCGACGGAAGGGTTATTAAGCGAGACGCTTTCAAAGGGCAGAATGGAGAGACAGTCCCATTGGTATGGATGCATAATCATAACGACCCTACGAATGTTTTGGGTCTCGCACATCTTGAAAACAGAGATGATGGGGTTTATGCATATTGTGAATTTAACGACACTGAATCCGGAATGACAGCCAAAAAATTGGTAGCTCATGGAGATGTTCGTTCGCTGTCTATTTTCGCAAATCAGTTACAGCAGACCGGGAAAGACGTGTTGCATGGCATCATTCGTGAGGTTAGTTTAGTGCTGGCTGGAGCAAACCCTGGGGCATTCATTGACGATGTTGTAGCACACGGCGACGGCGAATCAGGAATGATCGTTGGATATGACGAGATGATCACTTCATATTTAAGTCATGCTGACAGCGAAGATGAAAAGAAAGATGGCTTGAAAAATCAGGCAAATGATAATACAAAAAAGAATCCTGATAATCATACAGAAGAGAAAAAGGATGAAAAAGTAGAAACAATTGCTGACATTTTCAAGACCATGACAGAGAAGCAGCAGAAAGCTGTATTCGCTATAATGGCTGAATTTGCAGATAAAGAAAATTCAAAAAAGGAAGATGGAGGAGATGACGACATGAAACACAATGTATTTAACACTGATCAGAGAAATGACAACTTCCTGTCCCACGCAGATCAGGAGGAAATCCTTAGATTAGCTAAGACAAGCCAGGTTGGGACATTCCAGAATGCAATGGAGATTTATGCATCTGATAACGCACTGCAGCATGACGCGGTTGCAAGCGGATTTGTACAGTCTGGAGATGGTAACGTAACCACTCTGTTCCCAGAGTATAAGGATGTGAGACCAGGTGCGCCTGAACTGATTACTAATGACCAGGGCTGGATTGGTACCGTAATGAACAAGGTACATAAGAGTCCTATTTCCAGAATCAGGACCAGACAGGTTGATATCCGTAACATCGATGCTCTGAGAGCAAAGGGCTACAAGAAAGGAAAAGAGAAGGCTCAGGCTGGAAACTTCAAGCTGGTTAGAAGAACCACTGATCCACAGACTGTATATGTTAAGAACGCACTTAACAGGGATGATATTGTGGACATCACTGACTTCGATTACGTAAGCTATCTGTACAACATCGATCGCATGATGCTTAACGAAGAACTGGCAACTGCGATTATGCTGGGCGATGGCCGTGATGATGGTGATGAAGGTAAGATTTCTCCAGATCATATCAGACCGATTTGGCTGGATGATGACCTGTATACTATCCACGTAGATCTGGATGTAGCAGCAGCAAAGGCAGAGCTTCAGGGCACTAATACCGCAGCTAATTTCGGTGAGAATTATGTAATGGCAGAAGCTACGATCAACACTGTTCTTTATGCAAGAGAGAAGTACAAGGGTACTGGAAAGCCAGACCTGTATATTACTCCGCACCTGCTGAATCAGATGCTGCTTGCAAGAGATATTAATGGTAGACGTATTTACGCGTCTGTTTCTGAACTGGCTACAGCATTAAATGTTGACAGTATCAATACTGCAGAGCAGTTTGAAGGAAAGACCAGAACAACTGCTACAGGCAATAAAAAGAAGAAACTGCTGGCTATCATTGCAAACCTCCAGGACTATTCTCTTGGTGCAACCAAGGGCGGCGAGGTTACTCACTTTACCCAGTTCGATATCGACTTCAACCAGGAGAAATCCCTGCTTGAAACCAGAGTGTCTGGCGCACTTACTCGCGTTTATTCAGCAATTGCGATCGAGGAAGATGTCACTGCAAGCGCTGTGACTTCTGATGATCTGTAAAATTGGAAAGGAAAATTCAAAATGAGCAAATTCTATGGAGCAATCGGATATGCTGTATCTACTGAAGGAAATTCCGGAGTATGGAGAGATGAAATTCGTAGATTGAATTATTATGGCGATGTCATTCGTGATACTCGTCAGTATCAGACTGGTGATGGACTTAATGACAATCTTAGCATTTCAAATCAGTTCAGCATACTGGCTGATCCATATGCTTATGAGAATTTTCATGCAATGGTGTATATTGAGTACATGGGAACCAAATGGAAAATTTCCAATGTTGAAGTTCAATATCCACGCCTTATATTGACTGTTGGAGGGGTTTATAATGAACAGACGTTTGATGCTACATGAGCAACTCTGTAAAGCGCTGGGATGTCCAAACAGAGGAATCGAATGCCGAGTTTATTTTCAGCCGCCGAGTACAGTTAAAATGAAATACCCCGCCATCGTATATGCTCTGGATGATATTCAGAATACATTTGCGAATGACGGGGTGTATTTATTTGAGAAAAAGTATTCTGTTACTGTTATTGACGCTGATCCAGATAATCAGATAGTCAACAATATAGCAGGAATGCCGACAAGCCGATTTAATCGGTATTATACAAAAGACAATTTAAACCACTATGTATTTGAAATATTCTTTTAAGGAGGAAATAAGATTATGGCAGAGACAAATAAGAAAAAACTTGTTTGGGATAAGACTGGGGAACGCCTTTACGAAACTGGTGTTAACCAGGGAGTTGTGTATCCAATTCAGGCAGGCGGATTATATTCTATGGGGTATGCGTGGAATGGTTTAAGCGGTGTTACAGAGAGTCCTTCCGGTGCAGAGCCGTCTGCAATTTATGCCGACAACATCAAGTATCTGAACCTTATGTCCGCAGAAGAGTTTGCTGGAACTATTGAAGCATATATGGCTCCAGATGAATTTGCAGAGTGCGATGGTTCTAAAGAAATCGCACCGGGAGTTTATGCAGGACAGCAGAACAGAAAGATGTTCGGTCTTAGCTACAAGACTATTCTTGGAAACGATGTTGATTCCAATGATTACGGTTACAAACTGCATCTGGTTTATGGTTGCTTAGCTTCTCCTTCCGAGAAAGGTTACGCGACTGTTAATGACAGCCCAGAAGCTATCAGCTTATCCTGGGAGTTTAACACAACACCAGTTGAAATCACAACTTTGGTTGAAGGTAAGAAGCTTAAGCCAACTGCGATCTTAACATTCGATTCCACAAAGGTCGATGCTGGTAAGCTGGCTAAGCTGGAAGAAATTCTTTACGGAAAAGATCCGACCGGTGCTTCTACCGACGATGGTGTTGCTCCAAGATTACCGCTTCCAGATGAAGTGATTCAGATCATGACTGCGGAATAATAATACAATTTGTCAATTTACGAGAGCCGTATTCAGGTAAAGCTGGCGGCTCTTTTTTTTTTATGTGCGAAAGGAGAATAAGATTATGATTTCAATTAAGAAAACTTATAAAGATTTTAATGGTGTAGAGAGAACCGAAACAAGATGGTTCAATTTATCAGAAAGTGAAGTTATGGAAATGGAACTTGGAACCGCTGGTGGCGTTGCCGAGATGCTTCAGAGAATTGTTGATGCCAAGGATCAGCCGACGATTATCCGATTCTTCAAGGATTTCATCTTAAGAGCATATGGCGAAAAGAGTCCGGATGGTACCTATTTCGACAAATCAGAAGAAATTTCCAGAAAATTTTCACATACACAGTTTTACAATCTCCTCTTTATGGAGTTAGCTACGGATGCCGATAAGGCTGCAAAGTTTGTGAATGGTGTAGTTCCGAAAGTTGTAGATGCTGGACAGAATCGCGACGTTGTAACTCTTCCGGATACTCATTAAAGAGGTGATCATGAATGCTTGAGATAACAATCCCGGCTGGGGATGAATTATGGGATGAAAAGAATGAGAGATTTATTTACCCCAAAGAACAGCATTTACGTTTGGAGCATTCATTGGTTTCAATTTCAAAATGGGAAAGTAAATGGAATAAAGTCTTTCTATCGAAAGAGCCAAAGACTTATGAACAAACCATTGATTATATAAAAGACATGACACTCAATCAGAACGTTGACCCGATTACTTATACTCGCTTAACGAATGAGCATATCGACATGGTAAATCAGTATATAGAAGCTCCGATGACGGCTTCTTCTGTAACTGAAGAAAAAAATACACCTCAAAGTAGAGAACAAATTACAAGCGAGCTTATTTATTATTGGATGTTATCTTACAATATTCCGGTTGAGTGTCAGAAATGGCATTTGAATAGGCTATTAATGCTTATTCGCATTTGCAATGCTAAGAATAAACCGCCGAAAAAGCGGAGTAAACGAGATTTGTATAGACATCATGCCGAAGTGAATGCAGCAAATAGAAAGAGATTCAAATCGAAAGGATAATAGAAATGAGTAGATCACGACAATCAGTAGTGAATCTTGTACGTTCGTGGGAGGGAAAAAATGAGGCCGATGGCTCATATAAAGAGATCATCGATGTCTATAACTCCCAGCATGGAAAGCTTCCAAGAAATGTTAAGATGCAATATGGATGGGCCTGGTGTGCTTGCACTTGGTCAGCATTGGCAATCACCTTAGGATACACAGACATTATGCCTGTTGAAATTTCCTGTTATTACCTTATCGAGGCAGCAAAGAAAATGGGCTGCTGGCAGGAGAATGATGCCTATATTCCAAACCCCGGAGATGCAATTTTGTATGACTGGCAAGACAATGAAAAAGGGGATAATGCTGGTATACCAGATCATGTTGGAACAGTCATTGAAGTTCATAAAGATGCCGGTTATATCGTAGTGGAAGAGGGCAATTACGGAAAAGCAGTTAAGAAGCGTACCATTTCTATCAACGGCAGATATATTCGCGGCTTCATTACTCCTAAATACGAAAATAACGTAGTCGTTTATCCAAGATTAAATACTGGAAAAGATGTAAAGACGATTGCGCATGAAGTGATTACTGGGCTTTGGGGAAGTGGCGATACACGTAAGAATTTACTTATACGATATGGCTATGACTATCAGGAAGTACAGGATACAGTTAATAAGATTCTCAATGAATCTGTTAATGAACCGGCTGCGTCAAAAGAAATGACATCAAGTTGTAAGCCGGAAAAGTTCGATGCAGATTGCGCAGGGGAATACGTAACTACTGCAAACCTTTATTGCAGAAACGACGCCGGTACAAACAAGAAAGCTATTTGTAAAATTCCGGTTGGTACTGCAGTGCGTTGCTATGGCTATTACAGCTTAGCAAATGATACTAAATGGTTGTATATCCAGTTCACTTTGAACGGAGTGACGTATACCGGATTTTCATCGAGCGAATATTTAACAAATAGGAGTTAATATGATCACATTCAGACAAAGGGGCGATTTTTCTAAGTTAACCAACTTTATGGAAAGAGCTAAAGAGGCGGTGCATCTTGGCAACCTTGATGAATACGGTCAAGAGGGCGTAGCTGCCCTGGCGTCTGCGACTCCTGTTGATACAGGACAGACCGCTAATTCCTGGCATTACAAGATTGAGCAGAAGAATGGCTCGGTATCGATAGGGTTTTACAATACAAATATTCAAAATGGAGTACCTATTGCGATTATTTTGCAATATGGGCACGCTACACGAAATGGCGGCTGGGTACAGGGAAGAGACTACATCAACCCTGCTATCCAGCCTATTTTTGACAAAATTGCTGATACGGCATGGAGGGAGGTTACTAAGCTATGAGTACAACCGTTGACGAACGAGTCGTCGAAATGCGGTTTGACAATAAACAGTTCGAACAAAATATTCAGACAAGTTTATCGTCAATAGACAAGTTAAAGCACAGTCTTAATTTGGAAGGAGCTGCAAAAGGGCTCGAATCAGTTAATACTGCTGCCAGCAGATGTAATATGTCTCCGTTATCCAATGCTGTAGAAACTGTGAAGATTAAGTTTTCAGCAATGGAGGTTATGGCGCTTACAGCATTGCAGAACATTACGAATTCTGCTCTTAATGCTGGAGAAAAATTGGTTTCAGCGTTCACAATTGATCCAATTAAATCTGGTTTTCAGGAATATGAGACTCAGATTAATGCCGTGCAGACTATTTTAGCGAACACCTCGTCTAAAGGAACAACCCTTGAACAGGTCAATAATGCGTTAGATGAGTTAAACCATTATGCTGATATGACCATTTACAATTTTACGGAAATGACCCGTAACATAGGTACATTTACAGCAGCCGGTGTTGACCTTAATACTTCAGTAGCAGCAATTAAAGGTATTGCCAATCTTGCGGCTGTTTCAGGCTCAACCTCTCAACAGGCCAGCACTGCGATGTATCAGCTTTCGCAGGCATTAGCGGCAGGTACTGTAAAACTGCAGGACTGGAATTCTGTTGTAAATGCCGGTATGGGTGGTCAGGTATTTCAGGACGCATTGAAAGAAACCGCAAGAGTGCATCATATTGCAATCGACGAACTGATTAAGGACGAAGGATCGTTCAGAGAGACTTTAAGTAAAGGTTGGTTAACGTCAGATATTCTGACAGAGACACTTGCCAAATTTACAGGTGATCTTAATGAAAACCAGCTTAGAACAATGGGATATACCGACGAGCAGATTCAGTCGATTGTTAAGATGGGCCAGACGGCGAATGACGCAGCGACAAAGGTTAAAACTTTTTCGCAGTTGTTTGATACTTTGAAAGAAGCCGCTCAGTCAGGGTGGACACAGAGTTGGGAAATAATTGTCGGTGACTTTGAAGAAGCGAAGGAAAGGCTTACCGAAGTTTCTGATATATTCAGTGGGTTTATTGGGGCATCTGCTGATAGACGAAATGCGTTCTTAGAAAGCACTTTTAGCTCTCCTTTAGCGCAAATCATTAGCAAACTTAATGCTGCAGGAATAGAAACAGAAGTGTTTCAGAATAAAGTTAAAGAACTGGCAAAGAATCACAATGTCGATTTAGATACTATGATCGCAGAAGAAGGTTCTTTCGAAAAAGCTTTAAAGAAAGCGTTTAACGATGGAACTTTAAACAAAAGCATTCTTAAAGATGCATTGAAAAGTCTTGTTGGAAATATTACTGGGGCTACTAAATCTACCGAAGAAATGACCAATCAGGTTGAAAAATATGGAGAAATCGTAGATAAGGTTATTCGTGGAGATTTCGGTAACGGAGAAGCAAGAATAAAGGCGTTGACAGATGCTGGATATGATTATGCAACAGTTCAAAATCTTGTTAATCAAAAGCTTGGAAGTAGTGTTGTTCATTTATCTTCTTTAACGGACGAGCAACTGAAAAATGCGGATAGTCTTGCTGCACTTTCAGATGAGCAGTTAAAGGCTAACGGATATACTGAAGATCAGATTGCCGCATTACATGAACTACAAGACGAGGCAGATAAAGCTGGTTCTTCCATCGACGATCTTATAAACAGCTTTGATAAACCATCAGGAGCAGAACTGTTATGGGATTCCATGCTCAATATAATTCATTCAGTTGCTGATTCTCTTTCAGCTGTGAAAAAAGCATGGAATGATACATTTCATCACGGAATGACAGAAGATGAAATAATTAAACAACGTTCTAAGGCCATGTATAATCTGATACAGGCAATTCACAGCTTTACTGAGCATTTGCAAATTACAGATGAAAAAGCGGATAAAATTACCAGAACTTTTAAAGGCTTATTTGCGATTATCGATATCATCACAACCATAACAGGCGGTGGATTAAAATTAGCATTTAAAGGTCTATCTCTGATTTTACAATCATTCGATTTAGATATTTTGGATGTAACTGCTACATTAGGAGACCTTATTTCGGGATTTCGAGACTTCATTCTTCGTAATGAATATATTGAAAAGGGCATTAAAGCGTTAGGAAACGCAATGCAGTCTGGTTGCGTAATATTAAAAGGATGGCTGGATGCTTTTTTACAGTTGCCAATTGTACAGGAGAACATTGGCAAATTACAAAATGCATTTGTGGAAACATTTTCGTCATTTGATAACTTCCTGAACGGTGGAATAAATTTATTTAATTCATTCATCCAAACGATTCAGGAATGGATAGACGCCATTTCACAAATGTCAATAGTTCAAAGAAACGTTGAAAGATTCAATACTGCATTTGCTGAGATGTTTTCTGAATTAAGTGTTTATTTCGGTGATGGAATTATTAAAATCAACGAATTCATTGATAGAGTGAAAGCTGTCGATGGTATAACACTTGACAATATCGGTGCCATACTAAAAGATTTTAAGGATAATGTTTTTGACTATTTTATCGGAATTACTGGCAAATTTGATATTCTTGGAAAAGCCATTAAAGATTTTAAAGATGACGTAAGGAAAAATCTGCTCAGTGTTGGAGAAGATTTTGATGGTTTAAAAAAGAAGATTTTTGATTTTCTGAAAACAGTAAAAGACAAATTTAGCGAACATGTAGGTCTCGGTGAGATTTTAACAATCGGTGTTGGCGCTTCGATCATTGTGTTTGTAAAAAAGATAGGTGATGCATTAGAAGCATTATCCGGACCATTTAAGAGTATATCTGATATACTCAGCGGTTTTGATACACTGTTGGGAAGCTGTTCAACTGCTATTAATGCATTTGCCACAAAGACAAAATCGCAGGCTCTAATGAACGTAGCTATATCCATTGGTATACTGGCGGCGTCAATTGTCGCGTTAACATTGGTTGATCAGTCTAAATTATGGTCTGCGGTTAGTGCATTAGGGGCTTTGTCTCTTGGATTATTGGCAGTTTCGGCAGCTATGGAGACTATAAGTAAAGTTAGTGGTGTTAAAGGTTCTGCATCTATGCTAGGGATTGCAGCATCACTATTGATACTTGTGAAAACTTTAAAATCCATGGAAGGTCTTGACCATGAGCAGATATGGCAAAATATCGGAATATTAGGTGTAATGGCTTCTGGATTGGCTATAGTTGCAGGATTACTTGGCAAATTTGCACCACAGTTGTCAAAGGGGGCTATCACCCTGATCGGAATTTCAGTTGCGTTGAGAATTATGGTTGGCGTTCTGAAAGATATAGACAGTTTAACATTGGACAACATTGGTCGTTCAATAAAAATACTTATCGGTGCGATGGGTGGATTGGTGGCCCTTGCCATTATATGCAAAAATATCAAAATGGGTTCTGCTGTTGGTATCCTAGCTATGGTGGTAGCACTGAAGCTGTTTGTAGGAGTATTTGACGATATAATAAATCTTGATGCCGCCAAGATAAAGAATAGTATGGATACGCTCATTACTATTTTTGGGGCGTTTGCAGCATTAATGATATCAAGCAAATTCGCTGGTGCTAATGCAGCTAAAGGCGGTATTGGAATTCTGGCTATATCAGCTGCATTGTTATTGCTAACCGGAACAATAAAAATATTAGCCAAGATTGATAATGGTGATTTAAAGAAGGGCACTAATGCAATCGCAAAAATTCTAACATTGTTTGCAGGTGTTATAGCTGCATCTAATTTCGCGGGTAAAAATGCAGCAAAAGCAGGGGTTGGACTTCTTGCAATGTCTGGGGCCATTTTACTTTTATCAGGGGCGATCATTATTCTAAGTCATATCAAATCAGATGGTTTGGATCAGGCATTAAAGGCTATTGCGAAATTGGAATTGCTGTTCGCTGGTTTAATCGTTGCTACTCACTTCGCAAAAGATTGCAAGAGTACATTGGTAATCATCTCCGCTACAATTGGTCTTCTTGCTGTAGCAATAGGCACTCTTTCTATGATAAATCAGGAAAATTTAGCATCGGCTACAAACGCGTTATCGCAGGTTATGCTTGTTTTCAGCATTCTTATTACGTCTACGCATTTGGCTAAGAAAGCAAATGGCACCTTGATTATAATGGTGGGGGCAGTAACAATTCTTGCGGGAATAATTGCCTTGCTATCAGGATTGCCAGCGGAGTCAGTGTTAGGTGTTTCAACAGCGTTATCGACGCTTTTATTATCGCTGTCAGCATCAATGTTCATCATTAGCAATACTGGAACAGTTGCTCCGGGGGCTTATGTAACATTAGGTGTTATGACTTTGATAGTTGCAGGATTAGCTGCAATTGTTGGTGTACTCGCTTATACAAAAGTTGGCGGGGTATTGGAAATCGCTGAAGGATTATCTGTTTTACTGTTATCACTATCTGCTTCTTGCTTAATTTTGAGTGCTGTTGGAGTTACTGGAGCCGCTGCATTTGTAGGAATTGGTGCCTTGACAACGCTCATTACCGCAGTTGGCGGACTTATGCTTGGAATTGGTGCTTTAGCAACATACTATCCAGGAATGGAAGAATTTTTAGACAAAGGTTTATCTATTCTTGAAAAGATAGGATATGGCTTGGGATCGTTCTTTGGAAAAATTGTTGGAGGCTTTTTAGCATCTTCAACCGCTGGCTTAGTTGAAGTTGGAAGTAACTTGGCAGCATTTATAGAAAATGCATCCCCGTTCTTTGATACGGTGTCAAATTTTGATGACGGTGTGTTATCAGGAGTAAAGGCATTAGCTGAGACTATACTCATCCTTACCGCAGCGGATGTTTTACAGGGAATAACATCTTGGTTTACTGGTGGATCATCTCTAACGAAGTTTGGTGTTCAACTTGTTCCATTTGGTCTCGCAATAAAAGCCTTTAGTATTGCAGTTCAAGGCGTTGACACGAATTCAATTGTAAATGCGGCTGCTGCAGGAAAGGCCTTAACAGATTTTGCTAATTCGATTCCAAATACAGGTGGTATCGTTAGTTTATTTACTGGTAATAACGACATTGGTAAGTTTGGTGTTCAACTTGTTCCATTTGGTCTTGCAATAAAAGCCTTTAGCATCGCAGTTCAAGGCGTTGACACAAATTCTATTGTAAATGCAGCTGCTGCAGGAAAGGCCTTAACAGATTTTGCTAATTCGATTCCAAATACAGGTGGTATCGTTAGTTTATTTACTGGTAATAACGACATTGGTAAGTTTGGTGTTCAACTTGTTCCATTTGGTCTTGCAATAAAAGCCTTTAGCATCGCAGTTCAAGGCGTTGACACAAATTCTATTGTAAATGCAGCTACAGCAGGTAAAGCCTTAACAGATTTTGCTAATTCGATTCCAAATGCAGGTGGCATTGCCAGTTTATTTGCCGGAAATAACGACATTGGTAAGTTTGGTGTTCAACTTGTTCCGTTCGGTTTAGCAATAAAAGCCTTTAGTATTGCAGTTCAAGGAATCGATACAAATTCCATTGTAAATGCGGCTGCTGCAGGAAAGGCCTTAACAGATTTTGCTAATTCGATTCCAAATACAGGTGGTATTGCCAGTTTATTTACTGGCGATAACGACATTGGTAAGTTTGGAAATCAACTTATTCGATTCGGTTTAGCAATAAAAGCTTTTAGTGTTGCAGTTAAAGGTATCGATACAAATTCCATTGTAAATGCGGCTACAGCAGGTAAAGCCTTAACAGATTTTGCTAATTCGATTCCAAATACAGGTGGCATTGTTAGTTTATTTACTGGCGATAACGACATTGGCACTTTTGGATATAACCTCGTAGCATTCGGCAATGGAATTAAAAAGTATTCAGATTCTGTTTCCGGAATCGATATCAGTGCGATGTCAAGCTCCATTACTCAAATCAATCGACTGGTTGAAACCGCAAAGAATATGTCAGAACTTGACACAAGCGGTATGAGTGGTTTCGGTACGGCTTTAATCCGTCTTGGAAATGATGGCATTTATGGTTTTATAAATGCTTTCACTAATGCTAACGGAAGAGTATCATCAGCGGCATCTTCGATGCTTACCACATTCATAAATGCTGCTAATGCAAAGAAAGGCAATTTGTTATCCGCATTTTCAGGCATGATGCAGAATGTACTTGGAGTGTTTTCTAATCATCGACCCCAGTTTGGATCATCTGGTTCTTCCTTGATTTCAGAATTCACTAAGGGTGTTGTATCAGCAGGAGGCGAAACCAAAACTGCCATAGATAACATCATCAATACCTGTTTATCAGTATTTAAGACAAACGGAAACAGCAGTTGCCTCGATGCCGGTAAGAACATGATGCTGGGATTTATCAAAGGCATCAAGAGTAAATTCGGTGATATTGTAAAGGCTGCAAAAGACACTGTATCTGGTGCAGTAGACTCCATCAAAGAATTCCTGGGTATTCATTCACCATCAACTTTGATGGCTGAGTTAGGCGAATATTCTGGTGAAGGCTATGAGGAAGGACTTCTGAGTACAGAACCTGCTGTCGAAGATGCAGGAGAGGATGTTGCAGAGTCTGCTTATTCTGGTATGGAAAAAGGTTCAAAAAAGGGCCTTGAAAATTTCCGTTCAAGCATGACGGAAGAAGAGAAGAAAAGCCTGCTTGAGAGAAGTCAGTATTGGACAAATCTGATCAATGTTGTTGATGCTGGTGTTGAAAAGAAGAATAGCACAGAACAAAAGGCTGTTCAGGATTCCAAGGTTATCAACAATCAAAATGCGCAGATCAACAATGAGCGCATCCAGCAGGAAGAAAGCTATTGGGCACGTCTTCTTGCTGAAAAACAGAAAGGTGCTGAAGCTGAGAAGTATCAGTCCATGAGTATGGTTGATTTTAGAAGAAGTATTGTCGAGCAGTCGATTGATATTCTGAAGAACTATACGGATACACTGAAGAGTACCACCGATTCCATGATGAACGATTCCAGTATGTTCACAGATGTACTTACATCAAGTGATTTGACTAAAAAGTTAAATGAGCAGATCTCCGAAATGGAAGAATACAAGACGGTGATCACATCTCTTAATGAGAGGATTGCTGACGGTGGCCTTAAAGATGCTATTAATAAGATGGGCGTTGATTCGTTAGATGAACTTAAGCTTATTAATGGTATGACCGACGATGAACTGAGTAATTATGTAAGTCTGTATGATCAGAAGTATGCATTATGTCAAGAAGCAGCCGCAGTGCAGTTATCCGGTTTACAGACAGAAACAGAAACCAAGCTGTCTGAACTTTATGGCGGCGCCCAGGTTAATCTGCAGACATTTGCACAATCTTTCGATGGAACATTTGAAAGTATTCGCGGATATGTTGGACAGAGTGTGGAAATCGGTGGACAGATTGCGTCAGGTGTTGCTGAGGGAATTACTCAGAATACTGCATCTACAGAAGATGCCGCTAAGCAAATGATTGATGAGACCGAACAAGCAGCCAAAGATGCTGCAGATATTCATTCTCCGTCTGGGCTTTTCAGAGATGAAGTTGGTTCCTACATAACTCAGGGTGTTGCTGAGGGCATGGTGGATGAGACAGCCAAAGCGAGTCTTAAGTCCTCCGCCGATGAGGTTATGGATTATGTTGTTCAGTCATTTACAGAATCAGATTCAAAAGATAAATTCACTCAGGTAGGAACTGATATCGTTGATGCTTGCAAAGATGGCATTACACAGCAGGAGGGAGCTTTAAGCACTCAATGTGGTGATACTATGACTGCAGCTTTGACAGAGATGCAGAATGCTGTGATCAACTTCAAACCTACATTACAGAGTAACGGTAGTGATCTGGTTTCGTCATTTATCGCTGGAGTAAACAGTCAGAACCTAAATGTCACAAATACCTTTACAACCATTATTCAGGGTATCTTAAATGCCATTACAGCAAAGAAAACTGAATTTTACACCATGGGTTCTTCATTGGTTGCAGAATTCGTCAAAGGTATAAACGCAGAAGATGAGAACGCAAAATCGGCTTTCATTAACATCATCAGTGCTTGTTTGACAACCATCAAGAACAAATACTATGAGTTCCAGAGTACAGGAGAAACTGTAATGACGAACTTCATAGGTGGTGTTAAAGCGAAAGAGTACGAAACCAAGAGTGCATTTTCAGCTATTGTGGATTCCAGTATTGAAGAAATCCGATCAAATTATGAGCGTTTCCATCAGGCTGGTGCATATTTGGTTGAGGGATTTGCAAATGGTATTACTGAGAATACCTTTATGGCTGAGGCAAAAGCAAGGGCAATGGCGAGAGCTGCTGCGGATGCTGCTGAAGATGAGTTAGATGAGCATTCACCATCAAGGGTAGGCTATCATATCGGTGACTTCTTTGGTCTAGGATTTGTTAATGCAATCGGAACTTATGGTGTGAAAGCTTACAACGCAAGTGCTGATATGGCTAAATCAGCGAAAACCGGACTTCAGGATGCAATCGCAAAGGTTATTGATATGATGGATGAGAACATCGACTATCAGCCTACGATCAGACCGGTGCTGGATCTCTCAGAGGTGGAATCTAAGTCTCATAAGCTGAATACCTTGTTCAGCAGGACTCAGGCTATTACTCTTGGGGGCAGTATTAATGCGTCTAAGGCACACGAAAATCAAAATGGAGATTCCGGCTTAAATGGTGGAAATTCATACAAATTTATACAAAATAACTATTCGCCGAAAGCATTGTCAAGAACAGAGATTTATCGGCAGACAAAGAATCAGTTCTCAGCAATGGAAAGGATGGTAGAAACATGATTCGTACGATCACTGTTAAAAACTATCTTGGTGATAGTATTAAGCTTAATTTGGCGAGGCCGGAGGAATCTGGCTTCGTCGTTAAGTCTATAACTGGTTTAGGACCAGGAAAAGCTACAGTCAATACCACCGAAGTTGCAACAAACGATGGCGGTCTTTTCAATTCAGCAAGAATGCCTGTTAGGAATATTGTTATTTCACTGGCTTTCTTGTGGAAAAATTCAATTGAGGATGTTAGGCAGCTTTCTTATAAGTATTTTCCTATAAAGAAGCCTTTAATATTGACAATTGAAACCGACAACCGTATTGCAGAAATACAGGGGTATGTCGAGTCAAATGATCCAAATATTTTCAGTTCAAGCGAGGGTTCAGACATTTCAATCATATGTCCGAATCCATTCTTTTATTCTGCGGGTGAAAAGAAAGCAACTATCTTTTCGGGTATTGAAGCGATGTTCGAATTTCCATTCTGTAATGATTCTTTGACAGAAGCATTGCTAGAAATGGGTGAGATACAGCATCAGACAGAGAAAGTCGTGGTCTACAATGGGGATGCTGAAATCGGAGTAGTGATAAAAATCCATGCTGTTGGTGAGGCTACTAACATTGCTATTTTCAATACTGGAACCAGAGAAGTCTTTCGTCTGAATACGGATAAAATGAAAACACTGACTGGCAGTGTGATTATTGACGGTGATGATATTGTCATTAACACAGTGAAAGGTCAGAAATCAATCACGCTGCAGCGTGCTGGAAAGACAACCAATATTCTCAATTGCATGGAGAAAGGTTCTGATTGGTTTCAGTTGGCAAAAGGCGATAATGTATTCGCATATACGGCTGAAACTGGAAGCACAAACCTGCAGTTTAAAATTGAAAACCAGATTGCATATGAGGGAGTGTAGAGTATGAATTTAACTATTCTTGATACAAATCTTGAACCGCTTGCAATTTTGGATACATATGAGTCACTTATCTGGACAGATCGTTATCAGGCGTATGGCGACTTTGAAATCTATGAGTCAGTCAGAGATGATGGACTTCTTAGCATGTTAAAGCAGGATTACTATCTGGAGAATACCGATTCAGATCATATCATGATCATCGAGCAGACACAGATCAGTTCTGATACCGACTCAGGAAATCACTTAAAAATCTCAGGGCGATCACTTGAGTCTTTATTAGAACGGCGTATTGTCTGGGGACAGAAGATTCTCAGTGGAAGTTTTCAAAATGGAGTTGAAACACTGCTTAACGAGAACATCATTTCCCCTACAGATACAAACCGGAAGATAGAGAATTTCATCTTCAAAGCTTCAACAGACCCATATATTGTAGCTTTAAAAATCGATGCGCAATATACTGGGGATAATTTATATGATGTTATCAAGGCACTTTGCGAAGAGGCCGGAATAGGCTTTAAAGTTACATTAAACAGCTCCAAGCAGTTTGTATTCGAGCTTTATCATGGTTCAAATAGGTCTTACGATCAGGAAGAGAATCCATATGTTATATTTTCCCCTAAGTATGACAATATCATCAATAGCAATTACATTGAGTCAAAAGCATCATTAAAAAATGTTACTTTGATAGGTGGAGAAGGCGAAGGCGCTGAACGACGATACACTACTGTTGGGGTAGCCAGTGGTTTAGATCGTCGAGAATTGTTTACCGATGCTAGAGATATATCTTCAGATATTGGCGATGGACAAACCTTAAGCACTGAAGAGTACACTGCCCAGTTACAGCAGAGAGGTAAAGAAAAACTTGCTGAAAACATCAATGTTGTTTCTTTTGAAGGGGAAATTGAGACTACGATAATGTTTAAGTATGGTATCGACTTCTTTATGGGCGATATTGTTCAGTTTGCGAATGAGTACGGGCATGAATCAAGGGTCCGTGTAATTGAAATGGTCAGGTCGGAAGATGAGGACGGTTGTTCTGCATATCCTACCTTTGAAACTGTAAATGAATAGGAGGTATAAACGTGAGCGTTACAAGTGGATTTTTTAACGCTTTGAATGGTGACAGGAAGTATAACGCTGAAGAAATGTCTTCTATTTTTGATGGTATTATCGAAGACGGTGTTTTACAGCATGTTGGGACGGCAATGGTTGTTACAGCTATGGATAACATGAATGTTTATGTCGGTATTGGACGAGCATGGTTTAATCACACATGGACACTGAATGATTCCATATTGCCATTGGAAGTTACTCAGGCGGAAGTCATTTTAAATCGCTATGATGCGGTTGTGCTTGATGTTGATGCAAGAACAAGTGTACGTGCTAATACAATCAAGATCGTCAATGGTACTCCTGGTTCTTCGCCATCAAAACCGGAGATGATCAAGGATAATGACCATTGGCAGTATCCGCTTGCTTATATTTATGTTGCAGCAGGCGTAACATCCATCGGTCAGGAAAACATAACCAATTGTGTTGGTACATCTGAGTGTCCATTCGTAACAGCACCATTGGAGAAGATGGATATTGATGCTCTTATTGCAAAATGGGAAGCACAGTGGAATGTCTGGACAGAAAGGAACGATTCGGAGTGGACGTCATGGACGGCTAAGAACGATTCGGAGTGGGCTTCATGGAAGGCTAAGAACGATTCGGAATGGACAGAATGGACTACCAAGAATGAGACGGATTTCAAAAATTGGTTTGCTGATATAAAAGGAATTTTAGGAGAAGACGCTGCGACCAGCCTGGCAGATCAGATTCTACAGATTAAGAAGCGAATGGTAGAGTTTACGCAGGTTACTCTTACTGCAGACGGGTGGACCGGCGATTCTGCGCCATATGTTCAGACCGTTGAAGCAAGTACAATCGTCGAAACAGATCAGCCACTGCTTGTAAGTGCGTTAGAAGACGGAGCCACTCCTGATGTTCAGAAAGCTTATGTCAAGGCGTTTGGAATTATCGCATCTGGTACCGGCACAACTGGCAATGGGAACATTACTTTCAAGGTCTATAAGAAACCAGATAGTGACATTACCGTTAAACTCAAAATGGTGTGATAAGAAAGGCGAATGATTATGGGAAATGTATTAATTACCGGCGGAGGCGGAGGTGGTGGTTCTTCTGATGACTGCACTGCTACCGCTAATGACATTTTAAAAGGAAAAACTGCTGTTTATAACGGATCTGGTGATGAACCGCAAGAGGGTACATTAGAATTAACTGGGGATGCTTCAGATAATTATGTATATAAAGGAAAGACCTATTATAACACAGATGCCCATACCAAGCGCACTGGCACAATGACAGTAGGGAGCATCTTAAATTTTAGCGCGGCAGCATACAGTGGACGGCAGGTTCTGCTGAAATGGCAGAATCCTTATGCTGCAACAGGTAAGCCGTTCGGAGGTGTATTTATTAATTATTCCACCAGTGGTTATCCAGGAACTGGCGGTACAAGAATTTACACCGGATATGGAAATAACACTGCATCTGGCGGTTGGTCACAGGCTATTGTGACGCTACCGAATTTGAACACTACATATTATTTCAGTTGTACTGCACATTCTTCTTGCAGCGCTGGTGATATTTGGGGTAATACTATGAATGCCTCCTGTAGGACTTCTGGAAACATCGACAAAACCATAACATGGAGTCAAAACTACACCGTTCCAGCTGGATATAATTATGTCGATATCTTCTGCGTTGGCGGCGGTGGTGGTGGAAGAGGCGGATGGATGGACAGTACAGGATATCAACTTGCTGGCGGAGGCGGTGGTGGTGGATACACATCAACTGCATTAAACGTAAGTGTATCAGCCGGACAGGTGCTGAATTGTAGTGTTGGTGCTGGTGGTTCAGTGGATAATAGTATTAGTTCACAGTGGAGTAGATCTGGAACTGGTGGGACATCACAGGTAGCACGAAATGGAAGCGCGTTATGCTCAGCAGGCGGCGGGCAAGGTGGAGATGTAGCGAGTAGTGGCGGTAACGGCGGTTCTGGAGGCGGTGCACCAGCATTCAAGCGCGACGTTCAACCGGGACGTAATGGTGGGACTAACGGCGGGAATGGAGCCGATGGAGCAACAATAGCCGGGGCCAATCAACGAAAAGGCGGAACCGGTCAGGGAAGAACAACAAGACCCTGGGGTGGTAATACTGGAACTATCTATTCCGGTGGCGGTGGTGGCGGTGGAATTGCTACTGTGAATGGCTATTATGGAATTGGTGGAAACTATGGAGGCGGTAATGGTGGCATGTATAAATATGGTAACTCCGTAACTGTAACGACAGCTACCGCAGGGCAAGCAAATTCCGGTGGTGGCGGTGGTGGTGGACATGGAAGTTATTTAAACGGAGGCGGAACTGCCGTCGGTGGAGTAGGCGGATCTGGCATCATCTTACTTCGATTCCATTAAAGAAAGGATTCAAAATGATTAGAGAATTTGCAAAACCGTACATCATGCTTGATGCGAACGGTAAAATTTACAATATTGAAATGCATACAAGCTACGAAGATGCCAACCAGTTTGCCAGAGCAGTATATGGTGACGGTGCATCAGCCGATGAATACCGTTATCTTGTGCAGATTGGCGATATTAAAAAAGATGGCGTTTACTACAATATTGGCGAAAACGGAGAGTTGACTGAAGCGGAATATATTCCTTCAGATGAAGAAAAAATCGGTCAGTTAGAAACATCTAATAGGGAGTTATCAGATCAGCTCACCGAAGCCCAGTTAGCTCTTACCGAGCAATATGAAGCTAATCTGGCACTGGAAGATGAAGTCACTAACACCCAGTTAGCATTGACTGAACTTTACGAAGCAACCCAAACCACTACAACCACAAAGGAGGCTTAATCATGGCAAGCCACATGGCAAAAGTATATGCAAATCTGATCCGTAATGGAAAGAAAAAAATCGAAGAGGTACCAGAGAAAATCAGAGCGGAAGTCGAGGAATTATTAAATGCTTAGACTGCTGCTCTTTTTATTACTGAGGAAGGAGGTGGAGACTATGGCAATCATTTATGCAACCCTTATTGTTAAGGGAAAGAAAACCTACGCACAGGTACCAGAAAAGATCAAGCCACAGGTAAAGCAGGTTTTGATCGATCTGGAGTGCGAAGATCTGATCACAGAGGAGTAAGGGGATTATGTTGGAAGAAATTATACAGTACATACATTCCCATTGGGTAGCCGGAGTGTTTAGTTTGATAGCCTTAGCCCTCTCAAAGGGTTATCTTAGGTTGTCCAAACAGATGACGGCTGATCGTGCCAGAACAAATGCTATTAATGCAGGAGTTTTGGCACTCCTCCACGATCGCCTTTATCAGGCATGTTCGTTTTATTTGAAACGGAAATACTGTACTCTCGAAGATAGAGATAATTTGGAGTATATGTTTAAGCCATATAAGCAATTAGGCGGTAATGGAACTGGGGAAGATTTGTATAATCGGTGTTTAGCCCTTCCTTATGAATCAGACGAAAAGGAGGAGTAGTAGTAATGGATTTTGGAATTGCAAGCGTAACAGCGATTACTGTTATTTGCTATCTTATCGGCATGATTTGTAAGTCAAGCGATAAGGTTAAAGATGAAATGATACCGTCCGTGTGCGGTGTATGTGGAGCTGTTCTTGGAATTGCCGGGATGTATGTCATTCCTGACTTTCCTGCGCAGGATATGCTTAATGCAATCGCAATCGGAATCGTATCTGGTTTTGCCTCGACAGGTTTGAATCAGGCGGTCAAGCAGTTAGGTAAAGCTCAGAATAAATAA